GAGTCATCCTTGTACCCATAGGTGTAATACGCAAGACGGAGCTCGGCGCTTGCGTCAGCCAAAGTGCCATAGGGTATGGTGTGACCCTGAAATATCCTGCCGTGTCTCATAATGCTTACTTCATCACCAGCTCGTTGATCTGGTCAGTCAAGATCGCACCCAAGTCACGGCCTTTAACCGCTACCATTTGAGCCTCCTTGCAGTCGTAGATCACCTTGGCGGAGTCTCGGATGGCTTTGTTGTACCCGCTTTTAAAAACATCGCCACCATCTAACATCATTAAAATTGCGTCTCGCACCAAACTGGAAGCCTGACGGTGCTTGGCTGCCAGCTTGATTCGGTCGTAGTATTCCGGCGGAAGATAAACCGAATAGGGGATTAACTTTCGTGATTCCATACCATAAACTCCTGATAAATTACATTAAGCCTGTTGCGGGCTATTTCATTTGTTTTAAGCTCAGCTCGTGACTGAACACCCAAAGCATTCCGCAACCACTCAGTTGCTTCAGCTTCTGAGGCAGTCATGATTTGCAAGTCTTCATGTAAATATTGCCAAAATGCCGGGTTACGACATAGAGCGCCAGCCTTAGAAACGGCCTGGTCGCCGGCATACTCCTGCTCCCTATTCAAAGGCTTATCTACTGAATCGAGCCGGACCATGACGCACTGATACCTGGCTCCAACAAAGTCTCGCAAAAGGTCTTCGGGTATTTCGTCCGGGTGCAAACGCAGCGTCAGAACATACCCCTCCTTATCTTGTTTCATGGCCAACTTAATGGCCTCAAATTGCAGAGTTTTCATACTGCCACCTTAGAAAGGGATGTCCGAGTCGTCAACAGGTTGCTGGGCTGGGGCTTTGCGAACTGGCTCTGCGTCTGGCTTCACATAAGGCTCAGAGGCCTGTACTGACAGGCAGTCCTTACCGTTAATTACCTTAATCCAGCCAGAGAGCTGAATCTTCACCGTTGGCTGCCCGGTAGTCTTCGTCAGCATTTGACGCAAGAACTCTCGATCTAACACCAGATCACCGCGCTTGTCGGGATGCTGCTCTGTGCGCTTGTAATCGTTAGGCCACAGGGTGCCGGTGTTTGGTTTTGGGATGTATGTATTCATGATGCTTCCGTAAATTTGTTTTTAACTGCGGTGAATTGGGCCATCAACTCTGTAAAGAACTCCGCATCGGTTTTCTTAACAACGTCAAAAAGCTGTTTGTTTTTCCTGAAGATTTTCATTACGTCGTCTTTGCTGCCCGCAAACGCTAACGCAACCCCGGCAGCCTCGTCTACAGTAGCCAGCCAATCATCTACCGACCCGGCTGGGCTCAGTGTTACTTTCATCATCCACTCTCCCTCATCACCCTCAATAACGGCAGGGGGTCTTGGCTTCGCCATAACTACGGGAACTGCGACCGCAATTGCGGGGACTTCAACCGCAACTGCGGGAGGTGTTGGTCGTTTAAACTCTTTGGTTTCACCGCTAGACGTTGAATCAATCGCGTCATGCTCAACCAGCTCAAGCGCCGTCATCCAAAGGTAGCGGCGCTGATAACTCTCCATGGCCCCCAGGTTCTGAATGGGGTGCGCTCCCTTGAGGTTAGCCTCGGCCATCGGGGAGGTGATCGTGATCATGGTGCCGTCATCAGTGTCACAGATCATTAGCTCGGCATAGTCAGACTTGAAGCTGACAATCCCACACAGACCAACATCATAGAAAATCTGCTGGATGGCGGGGATGAAGTCACCCAATTCAAAGTAGCTGTACCCGGCGAATTTGTTGACGCCAGACTTCTTGAGCTCCGTGGACTGGAGCCGTATCCTGGCCTCCATTAACTTACGATGTACTGTCATTTTTTTACTTTCTTAGTTGATTTACAAACTGGCCTTTCATCGACATTGGAATCGACCTCTTCAAGAAGTTTCTCCAAGTAATGCCGGGCCTTGAGAAGATCGAGAGCTCCGCCATTCTCTGGGTATCGAGCCAAATACTTAATGGCATTGCCTCGTAAATACCCCTCAAACTGTTCCGGGGTCATCCACGACTTCATGGCATCCCACGGCTGTACCTCTTTGGCTTTGTAATGGCCGCCACCAACCTGGTAATAGTTGGCACTCATACTTCCTCCTTTGCTTGATAATCGCGCCACTGAGCGCACCACTGGTTGACTGAACAAAAGTTGGCGCAGCGAGTACGCTCACCCAACCGAATGTCCAGCTCATAATCTTTACCCAAGCCAACCCGGGCATCCTCTGCTGCCTCTTGCGTTTCATGCAAAGACTTAGCTCGGACCCCGCCTTTCTTGCGAACCGCATAGACAGTCGGCTTCTCCCACATTTGGTCTGGCGTACAGGGCGGCAGCAATTCACCGGTTTCCATAGCAAACTCACAGGCAGAATGCTGCGCGATGCGGTCTAAAACAAAAGCCTCCCGCTCCTCATATGGCCACAGCTTGATAGGTAATTCCTTGATGGGGGCCTCAGGATAACCCTCCCGAGTAGCAGCATCCCGGCGGCTCCAGTCTCTGACAATCGCCACGATACCTAAGTCAAGAACCTTAACTTTGCGTACCCTCTCCACCAGCCACGCATAGATGTTGAGCTGCTGCTCCCATTCCACCTTGTCGTTCATGGTTGCCCAAGCACTGGTTGTCTTGTAATCCCGGATCTGTACGCCCTCCGGCGTTTCAATTTGCAAGTCAATCGCACCGCTGATATGCCAGCCGTCTAGCTCGGTATGCAGCCTAGCCTCAACAATGTGATGGTCATCCTTGCCGTGCTCCAAGACGGTATGCACAGCTGAACCAAAGATGGACCACACCATATCGGCTACGTCCTCCTCTAATTCATCTTGGAACTTTTGGGTCAGCGCCACAATCTTCGGGCTATTGATGAGTTGGGTAACACTGAGATTAGCCCGGCCCTTGCTGTACGTTGGCCGCTTAACGACGTTGACGAACGTCTGCGGGATGTTAAATTTATTGGTCAAAATCATGTCTGTGCTCCTCCTAGCTGTTAAACACAGACAAATTCTGCAAGATTTTTAAACGCATGTCAACAGGTTGTACCCATATATATTCATGTGTTGCATTATTTGGTGGCTAGTGCTAGTATGCGTTTATGCATATACAGCTGCTACTTCCCTATCCCCCGAGCGTCAACCATTACTGGATGTCGAGCGGGAACATGCGCTATATCAGTAAGCGGGGGAGGATGTTTAGGCAGGAGGTGGCTGAAGAATGTGCCACGCAAGGGATCATAGCCTTGGAGGGCCGTTTGTCAGTGCATATTGCCCTATTCCCACCAGACCGTAGAAAGCGGGATGTGGATAACGTGCTGAAGGCTTTACTAGATGCATGCGAACATGCCGGATGTTACGAGTCAGATAGCCAGATTGATGAGCTACACATCGTTCGGCAAGAGGTCAGGAAAGATGGCGGTTGCACAATCCTGATTCTTCCTCTATGATAAATCTAACTGCTCACGCAGTTGCCATCAGTTAAGTGTTTTGGGGGGTTCCGGCCCCCCTTTTTTTATAGCCCCGCCTCTTTGCGCATCTCGATAGTGTCTTCCAAGATATTTTGTTTATCGATTTGCAGCTCCTTTATTTCCTGCCGACGCTGATCTGGAGTCAGGCCAGTATCCTTACTCTCCCCGTAGTAACGAACCAGAGCATTAATCTCTTTGAGGTCAGTATCTATCTTGTTAACGTCTTTATAGAAAACTAAGATGTCGCTGTATTTCTTTTCATAATCATCAGCCTTGTCGTAGTCTTCCCGCTCCAGCATTTTGGAATAGGTGCCGTACTTGTTATCCACCAAAGATTTAAAGTCATAGAACAGATCTTCATTACGGCGGCCAACATCTGCCCGCAAGAACGAACCAGTAAGAGGCGTCTGCTTCTCCGTCATAGCGACGCGCTCTCCAGTAGACACAGCGATACTATTGGAGAACCACTGGGCCATAGCGCCCGCAGTACCAAAGATACCCCTAATAAGGTGATCCGCCTCAATAGGATCTAAAACCCGCTTCTCTTGGTTACCGGTCAGGCTGGACAAGAATTTGCCTGCCTCACTCGTATCTGCCATATAACGCTCGGCCGCATCAAGTTTAGCCAGTGACTCGGGAACCACCGGACGGCCAGTGAAGAAGTCTTTGTTCAGGCCAATTTCAATGAACGGTTTGATGGCTGATGGCACAGGGGTTGGCCCGAGTAACATATCTATGGCCGCTTCTTTCAATGCTGTTGTCATACGCCGCCTATCCATAGAGTCCTTTGTACCCTCTTTGATGATCCTGTTATAGATTATCTCAGGTACAGCCTTGAAGAAATAGGCGGCACTGGTATTCATGGGCAAGAGAATCTTAGTGCCAGGAATCATGAAGTTACGCACCTTAGTCTGATCATCCATCTGGTTGTACTCTTCATCGTCACCAACCAGCATGCAGTACAGCAAAGTAATGCCCACTAATGTTGTGGCGGTCGCAGCCAGACGCAGCCCCGCTCTTTTGCGGCTACGGCCTTTTAGACCACCACCAGCCAGCGCCTGGATCAAAACATCCATCGAGTTGGCATAAGCACCAGCAAACGGCACAGTCTTCACCACCATCTGTGCGACTTGACCAGACCCGTGGTGCAAGAAGTTAATCACATTGGCCGCTTGATACAGAGCTTGAGTTTCATCGCCCGTTTCAGCCAAGACGCGCTTGTACGTGGCTACGCGCTGGGCCATGTCTGATGAGTCGCCGATATGATCCAAGCCCTTAATAACAAAGTCAAAGACG